CAAAAGGGGAAGAAGAACTGAAACAAGGCAAAAAAGTTTATTACGACAAAACCACTAAAAAAATTACAGCAACCGCACCTGCGGCGGCAGCGGCATTATCCGAAGCAGAAGAACCTGCAGTGTTAGCAGAAGACGATAAAGTCCTGGCTGGTATCGTATGGGAAGACGCGGCTTCTTCTGCCGGTAAGGTTTTTGTAAAAATCAACTAAATCAGGAAGGCGGCTTAGTCCGCCTTCTTTCTAAGGTGGATCATATGAGCATAAAAGAGGCGGTCAGAGAATCAATATGGCAAAGTGAATTAGTCGAACCTGTGATATATAACGGCAAAGAAGTACCTGCAATAGTCAATATCGGATCGGCGGCAGCGGTACGAAAAAACTTTTTTCGGAATACTACGGTAAATGATGCGGTTCGAGATGAAGCAGAATTTACTTTCTTGGCTGAGGATATTCAGGGGTTTAAACCGGGAGATAAGATAATCCACAAAAACAGTGAATGGCGGGTTGATAAATTATCTCTTTGGGACACGATAGCCGATACCATAGTTTTGTCGTGCTCTAAGAATAATAAGGGCTTTGCGAGAGGATTTGAGAAATAATGTATTTCAAAATCACGTTGGAAGATAATATAACACCGCAGATAAAACGCTGGCTACAGGATAATCCGAGGTTTATAAGAAGCGTTTTGAAAAGTACGGGCTATATGGTCCAGAAGCAACTGAAAAAAGACATCCGCGGTGATTTCCCTGGCCAAAATTGGAAGGAACGCTGGCCACTCGCAGAACGTCAGAAACTGGTAAAAACCGCACCGGAAGAATGGTACGGGAAACTGCGGAATGCGTTAGGTTATGCCTACAATGCCTCTAATAATAGCGTAAGTGTTGGCTGGACAAGCCGCACAGCGGCTTATGAGGGAAACAGGCAGGAGTTCGGTTATACGAAACTGGTAACTCCGGGAATGCGGAGAGATTTCCACAGGAAAGGCATTCATTTAAGGCCGACGACAGAGACCCTGACAACGCCAGCACGGCCGTTCGTTGAAGAATCGTATATGTTGATCGCACCGGCAATACCAGGCTATGTAAGGCAGCGAGTGCAGGAGTATATGGAAAATGGCGGTTTTGATAAAAAGAAAGGAAAGGGCCGTAAATATACGGTGTATAAGAATTTAAATGCTGCAGCAGATTAATATGGTTGAAATGAGCCGGAAACTGGCAGAATATCTGAAAAACTCTCAAACATTGGATGATTATTGCCAGCAGGAATTCGGCAAAGGAATAACTGTTGCTGTAGAATACGCCAATACAAACGAAGTACCGGATATAAATTCAGTCCCGTATCTGATGTTTTATAATGCGGGGAAAGTCGAAGGGCTGGCAAAACAGGCTGAATATTCCTGCGATCTTGTTGTTGGTGTATCAAGTGAAGCAGCAGGCGAAGATAATTACGTTGTTACCGACAGTGAGGTTTACATCCTGAGAAGTTATAAGCTGGCATCTGACATCATACAGATAATTCAGCAGGAGCTTAATAACTACAAGGATAAAAAGCTTCCTCCGAAGGTATTTCAAGTCGTATTCACTGGCGAAGTGGACCAGGCGGGGCGGTTATGGACGGCTTTAATACATTTGGAATGGGAGTTTGAGCAGATTTTGGGACCGATAGGTATGACAGATTTTTAAAATCCGTTGATAAAGTAAGTGAGGTAGAAACAATGAAAACTGAACTGAAAATTTTTGAAAATGAAGAGTTTGGGCAGGTCAGGACTGTGATGAGAGATGGGGAAGTGTGGTTTATTGCGAGAGATGTGGCTGAGGCATTGGGATATGCAAACGCCAGCGATGCAATCAGCAAACATGTAGACAGAGAAGATAAGGGGATAGCGAAATGCGATACCCTTGGAGGGACACAGGAATTGACGGTGCTCAATGAATCGGGTCTTTATAGCCTTATTCTCAGCAGTAAGTTAGGGTCTGCGAAGCGTTTCAAACGCTGGGTGACATCAGAAGTACTGCCGGCGATCCGCAAGACCGGCAGCTATGAGATGAGCAGACTGTCGAAGGAAATGAGAGCAATTTTGAACTGTGACGAGAGAATTGTGATTATAGATGATCGTGTAACGAACCTGGAGAACTGCATGACGATCGACTATGGGGAGCAGGTCGTCCTTGGCGATGAGGTCAACAAGGCGGTCCTGGACGCACTGGGCGGCAAATACAGCAATGCCTACAACGAGATCGGCAAGAAAGTATTTGCAGAGTGCAACCGCGACCTGAAACATTATTTTCATGTGAACGCCCGCAATAACGTGCCGAAGAAACGCTACTATGAAGCCGTGGAGTATATCCAGAAATGGAAGCCATGCACAAATA